CAAGCCGTTGATACGTCCTGAACCAGTTGCGGTAGGCAATCCACCACGCATAGTTGGGTCGTTCAAGTACTTCCAGTCAGACTTATAGAAGTCATAGCCACGACGGAATCCAGTGAATCCGAGGTTAAGCGCCATGTCCTTATCGTTGTCGAAGAGACCGTAAGAAGTACCACCTGCTCCGTAAGAGTTTTGAGCAGCCAACATATCGTCGATGTCAAAGCTAAACTGACGGTCAACGAAGATTACATTTTCTTCGATAGCGCCTTGCTTATCCAATCGTGAGATGATAGTGTCAAAGTCAGCCAACGTAGTTGGGTTACCTCCGCCGTATACATTACCTCGGTTATTAACTACATAGAAGATACCTTCAGAACCAGCGCCTGTTGCACCAGCAGCAGCTCCATTGCCTAACAAGGTGTCAGCACCTGAGCCTTGTACAGCAGGTACAGCTTCAATCATAGCAGTCTCCAAGTAATCGTCGAAACGAAGACGTGTCTCGTGCTCAGACTTCATATACCATAGGTATCCACTAGCTCCGTTTTCGGTTTGAATCTCAACCCATCCGATTTGAGCCATGTCAGAACCAGAGACAGCGTACTTGTCCTTGATGATGATTGGCTTATTCTCGAAGAAGATATCGTCAGACTCTAAAGAACCCTCCATACCATTGGTTCCTTTCTGAAACTCAGAGCCATAGATGAATACAGTGAACTTATCGCCAGCTGCAACAACTGGGCCAGTAGCCGTGTAGTAGTTTGCTGTGAATTGTTGAGTAGCAACATCAGCGCCACTAACGACAGCCTTCCACATACCAGCTGCTCCAGAAGTACGAGAGATAATTACGGTCTGTCCATTACGGATAGCCATAGCGCTAGTTGCGCTAAAAGCAGGAGCCGCAGGTCCGCTTGGGTTTGCGTTACTATTAGGAACGGTGAATACGTTAGTTGTTGCTGCGGCAGCGGCTGCTGCTGTTACCTCAGTATACTTTACGTGGAGACGTCCTTGTTCTGCCCACTTAATAAGGTCAGAGTTAGAAGGCATCTCAGCTCCTACCATACGTAAGAAACCAGAGATGGTACGATTACCATAACGCTCGAATTCCTTCTCATAAGTATCAGGGAGATACTGATTCAAGAAATCAAAGTTGGTAATATAATTTGTTGCTGTAGGAACCCGTTCAGCGCTTGGCTGTAGGTTGAATCCTGGGTCTGTTTTAACTGCCATTTTTTCTTTTTAAATAATTAAGAAGTGCGTTTAACACTTCGGACTTTCAAGCCTCGTCCCGAATCTGGGCTGACGGCTTTAACACTAAACTCACCCTTCGATACCGCTTGAGGTGTGCTACGTTCAGACATATTGATATTCTTTGTCTTACGCATCACATCGTCCACAGCTTCTGATTTGCCTTGCTCATAAAAGAACTTAGCAAATTTCTCTGGGTTCATCGCGACGGCCAAAGATTTGTGGTAACCCACAGCGTCATTAACGAGGCCCTTGTCATCCACGAACTTGTTAATCCAAGCTTGCGGAGTGTCTTGTAACTTCCTTAACTCTGCCTTATCTCCAGGAGAAAATACATACGACTTGTCGTCTATAGCGAACTCAAAACCTTTGAACTCACTGCCGAAAACCTCATCGGATTTCTGACCAAACCACTCTGCCTTACGCGTCTGCTCCTCTTGAAAAGTCTTTGACTGTTCAACATACTGCTTATAACTCTGATACTCTTCGTTGCCTTCTAGAGAAGGACTCCCGCTTGACTCAAGGGGAATCTTGTAAGCCTCTTTCTGTTCATTGAAGTGTTTCTTTGCCTTAGCAATAATTTTTTTCTTAGCGACCTTAGTCTTCTTGATAAAGGCTTCATCATCTAAGTCCTCATCGTAATCATACTCCTGCATTACAGACTCGATATCCTCTTCATCTAGCCCCTCCTCTGTAGCCATAAGGTATTCCTTTAGCATAGTGTCAGGGTCAACTGTATCTACGTCTCTGTTAAGCTTAACAAAGTCCTCGATACCACGGCCAGTTTCTTTCTTGTACTTAAAGTACGCGGCTACATCCTCAGGTAACTCTTCCGATTGAGCACGCTCCTGGTTAAGCTCATCTAAAGAAGAGATATCTCGTCCATATCGCTTACCGATATAACTAAGGACATCCTCCTCTTTAAGTTCCTGTTCTACCACCGCTTCAGCCACAGGCTCCCCAGGGGTTTCATTTAAACTCTCCTCGTGCTTTTCTAGAAGCTGTGCCTCTACCTCCTGCACTGATTTAGTTTCCACGTCTTCTACTGCTCGTACTTTAATTTCCATTAGATTGAATTTAATTTTTTATCTCGGCTCAAATTCAGCTAGGTCAAACCCATCCAAGCTATCCTCGTTAGACTCAAACGTCTGTGGAGGTAAGTTGTTCTTGCGCTGGTTAATTAACCGTGACTGCTCTGTATTCTGTTGGCTGATACGGTCGGACTTCGCTTGCTCCTTGTCGTTCTCACGCGTCTGCATACCGTCTTCTACAATACCCTTCAACTGCATCTGATAGTTGAACTCGGTCTCCATAAGCTGAGCTTTAAGCTGAGCTTCGTTGTTCATCTTCTCAATATCAAAGGCCACCTCAGCTTGCTTAAGCTGCATCTTCCCTTGAATTTCCTGCTGGTTTTTCTGCATAGCCATCTGGCCTGCCATCTCCTGGGACTTGAGTTGCTGCTGCGCTTGCATAGCCTGTTGCTGCATCTTCATCTTCTCTTCCCTATCCTGCTTAGCGACACGCTTCATCTTAAGAAGCTGGTTCGCCATCTTCAGGTTACGGAGCTCCCTGATGTCAATAGCGTCCTCTAGGTTGATATCGCCTTTAGATAAAGCCATCTGGATATTCTGCTCCAGCATAGCCTTCTGCTCTTCGTCAGGAGCCACTTCAATAAAGATACCGAAGTCGTATATATACAGGTCCTTAATATCCTCTAGGATACTGACGTTGTATTTACCAATCTGATTAACAAACTGCTCCTTAAAATCAGCGTATTCTAATATGTCAGAGATACGATACGTCAACCCCTCCGCTATAGACCTATAGATATAGAGGCCCGCATCCAGGATATGTCGTGTAGCTGTATTGGAATTTAAAGCAGCTAACTTCTGAACACCCACTAAAGAGTAAGGGTCAGGGGTAGAGCCGTCACGCGCTTCGTTAAGTCCCGTGACATCGCGAATCATCTGTAGGTAGTGATTCATATTCTGAATCAACATCTGGGCTTTGTTCGCTCCAGAGCTAGAGTTTAGTTGGGTGATAGGTACCTTACCCTGGTTGTAATCTCCGTCCTGGGTATAGCTTCTGCCTACTACACTACCCGTCTGGAAGTAAAGACGCAAGGCGTCCTCTGGATTGTAAGCATTACCTGTCCCTAAGTCCACTTCGTTAAGGCCGTCAGCGTCGATATACACCCCGTCAGGGACGGTACGTGAGATAACCTGCTGCAACTTAAGGTGTGTAATTTGGATGAGGTCAGCAAAAGGAATCATACGCCGAGTCAATGACTCGATAACACCCTTATACATACGTGGTGCAACAGCTACGTAGTTAGGAAGCGCGTGTTGGCTAGCCGATTTAGGGCGAACCATATTCTCAGCCACCTCCCACTTAAGTAGGATGCTAGTCCCCATAACCATAACGCCATCATACCACACATCAATAGTCTTCTCTACCTTCTCGAAGTTTCCTTCCTCCATCATATCGGCAGGCGGGTTGAACTCGTCGGTCTTCTCAATCATACGAGACCCGTCATTCTCTAGCATCTTCTTCTTATAGACAATCTTCTTAGTTGTCTTATAGTTGAAGTACATCAAGGTCGTGGTATCTCGATAGAAGATATCGTTGTCGTAGTACTGAGCCACGTTATAGTAGTCGTACCAGCTCTGGCCGTACTTAGATATCTCCTCTAAATCCTCGTTGGTAAGGGTGGGGTCAATCTTCAGTAGCTCTATGATAGGAACTGTTTTAATCTCACCCCAGTAAAAGCAATCTTTAAAATGCGGGTCCTCGGTATAACTGTATACCACGTTAGCAGGGTCTACGTAAGACACCTTTACCCCAGAGCCCTTAAGAAACTCATGCTTTGCCACGCTAACACCCAGTACCATCTGGTCGTAATCGAACCGCTTACGTAAATCGTCATAGTGGTTCTCGTCGAAGATGGTGTTGATAGCTTCCTCCTCTGCAATCTCAATAGCTGGCTTAAACTTAAGCTGCATATAGAGTTGCAACTCCTCATCCGTTTCAGGGAGCTCATCAGGGTCCATCGTAAATGGATTGACACCTGTCTCCTGCTGGATAGTTTGAAGCATAGGCTTAGCAGCCATCTGCCCCTGTATCATATTCTGATACTTACTACGGCGAGAGAGGGACAACGCGTCCTGAGCGTAGGCATTTATCTTAAAGAGCCGCTCTGACATACCGTTAACTACGATATCAATAAACTTAGGCAGGATAGGAACGGGTGTCCAGTCAAGATTTAAATATGACAGGTCGCCGTCAACTGCTAACTCGTTCTTATACTTAGCTACGGATTGCTCACCGCGTGCGTACAATCTTAGACGGTTGAAGTCCCGCCACTGGTTATAGAACCTACACTGATTGCCGTCCTTCTTGAACCACTCATACTGAATGGCCTGACCGATTTGCAACCCAAATTCCTCTGTCGCTTTCTCAGCATCAGTAACGAATTGACTAGGGAAACCTGCCGCTGAAATATTTACTTTGACGTTCTTCATGTAATAAGCTCACTCGTATTCCCAGAGTTACGATACCTCGCGAAGTTAAGACTAATTTTTTTTTCTTTCTGCTCTGGCGTATATAGGTGTTTTTGGTTGGCCATGATAGCCAACCCTGAACTTATAGTAGCGTCAAAAGCAGTACGATTACTGATGTCAAACTTAGCCCAGTCCTCTAGCGTCCTAACGAATGGCATAGACCCCATATCGTCAGGGTCCCTAAAGGTTCCATCCATATCTAGCCCTATATGCTTCTCGATATACGACTCTATAGCGGCGGCGTGCGCCTGCTTTACATCCTCCGAGGAGTTAGGTATACCACCTAGCTCGCGCTCTGTCTTCGAGAGCTTGGTGTAGTGTTTGTCAGGGCGGTTCATACAGAACCCACGGTAGCCCCTGTTCTTAAAGTGGTATAGCAGCCTAGGTTTATTATTCTCTACAAGGATAGGCATACCATAGAACACACAAGCCATAAGGACCTCCTCAAAAAATATCTCAGCGGTCTGAGGACGCGCCACATACTCTAAGAAAAACTCATTAGTAGGCGCCTCATCCATATGGAACTTAGTCATGCCGTGCAGCGCCCCGTTAGAGCCGCCCCCACCCACAACTCCTGATATATCATACGAGTCACAGCCAAAGGAACCTAGGTGCTCGTTTCCCGCGTACTTAATACCGTGCTTCTCAATCACCTTATTCTGCATACCCTTCTGCGGTGTCCAACTTACGTTGAAGCGCCCGCGTTTATCTGGGTAGAACACCACCTCGGTATCTTTAATACCGTCCTTCCACCGAAAGGAGCCTCTTGTTGTGTAGTGCTCCTTCACTAAAGAGTCCGCGTAATCTAACTGCTGGTATATCTTAGTTAGGTTGAACAGCGAGGACTTACTCTCATCACGGAAAGCGTGAGACTCCGTTCTAGGGAACTGCCTATAGAATTCGTTAAGCGCGTCAGGGTCATTCTTTAAAGAACTTACCTCCGCCTCCCAGTAATCAATAGCTCCGTT